AAGTATTTACCACCCATGAACATCAGAGAATCAAGAGAAATCGCCAAGGCATCAATGGACGCGCTCAGAGTGTCCAGTTCTTCAAGAGTTGATGAGGACGTAGAACTCTCAGAAATGTAATCAGTCCCCGCATCGGCGTAGGTCCATTTCTTCGTGGCGAAGTTGTAGATAATCAAATGACGATTACCATCCACGCCTTTGTAGTTCCAAATCACCAACTTGCGAACCGGATCAACAGCGGCAGACATTGACGGGAAGTCGAATTCTGAAGCGTCATTAAAGAAGAATCGGTCAACCTTCTCCGCCCCGATAGGCGTGACTTGTTGCCCATCGCACATATAGAAACCGTCATCACTCAAGAAGAACGAAATGCCTTGATACTGAGCGATAGACCCAGAGGCAATACATCCCTTGTTTCGAGAGATGTTGTCAAACTGGAAGATAAACGGAGTACCGACATAACTCATTCGGTGAATCGCACGATCCAAGAAGATCACGCCAAACTCACCACCTCGTATTCCAACAATCTGACCACCGTCAGGAATGTCCTGGTAATCAGACTGAGTGTTTACGTTTTCAACCCAGTCGGTTTCGTTGTTCAAAGCACTCCAACGCACTCGGTAAGGCTGTTGCGACCCCTCGTTAGTGTTCGCCACCACCACGAAATCACGAACGACTGTGATGTATTTTGCAATCGGCGCAGAATCAGAGAGATTTTTAAAAGCAGTAGACGAGGTCAAATCCCAATACTGAAGACGTTGGGAGTTGTTCGTGGAAATGATCGTTCTACCAAACTGAGTAAAGCGAACCCTGTCCCCTGACTGAGTTGTGTAATCAGTAGAAGACACCTTAATGGTGACGTTTCCAGAGGTTGTCGCAGAAGTCGTGGTCACGGTAAAAGTGTTTGCGTCAACCACAGTCACAGTGAAAGACCCATCCGTAGCGGTTCCACTTGTGAAATCAAGATAAATCGTGTCGCCAGTTTTCAGCTTATGCCCTGAAGACGTCACAGTGAGAGTTGTCGATCCAGTCTGAGAATATGTCCCAGTGAATCGAGAAACATCAGTCAAAACACCCACACCAGAAACGCTGTACATCTTAGACGCGCCAGCAGCAAACAGTTTCGTTGCACCACTGGTGTCTTTTGCCGCATACAAAGTGGTCAGGTCTTCCGCAGCACTTTGAGAAAATGTCGTGGCAGAAGGGAAAGGACCATATCCAATCGCTTGAGAAACGACATTCTTTGCGTCTGTCAAAGCACCAGAGATACCAGGCTGGTCAGGTAGCCATTCAGTCAGTTGAATTCGTTGTGTTGCCATCATTTACCCCTGCAAAAGCCAAACATTGCTGTTTTGAGATTGGCTTGTCCATGTATTCGACCCAGTTCCTTCAGGTGTCCAGGTATTCGTTCCCACAGAGATTTCAGCCCAGTCGTTGTTAGACTCAGAAATCGGAGTCCATGAGTTATCGCTCTCTGAAACGTCTGACCAATTATCCCCCATGCGTCTGCCATCGCAAACCACAGTAGCAAGACAACTCACCGATCCAACACCCGCAAGGATAACCGTCCCGTTTGCGGAAACAGTCGCCAGAGCGTTTATTTCTACCGATGTGTCTCTAACCCTTATCCCCTCGCAAGAAACGCTTGCGGAGGTCGTTATAGACCCAACAGCATCCCTTACACGGATTGCGGCTGCACTTACCGTTGCGCTTGCGGTAATCGAGGCATCACCTGCAAGAAGTAACCCACCATTCGCCGTGACGGTTGCAGAACAAGATATTGAGGCAGCAGCGTCTTTAACGATCTGAGCCGAGGCAGTTACATCAGCCTGTGCCGTGATTGAAGCAGAACCAAATTGAACCCTGGTTGCCGATGCGGTGACGGTGGCTTCACAAGTGATGCTTGCAGATGCTGGTTTGACAATCTGAGCGTCACATGAAACCGATGCTGAGCAGGATACAGAACCCGCTCCGGCGAAGATAACACTAGAACCAGAACTTACGGATGCAGTCGCATTGACCGATCCGTAAGCATCCCACAGCGTGACGGACGTTTCGTATAACTCACTGTCTAACGAAAGCGTCAGGTCATCAAGACTCGCTTTTAAGTTATCAAGAGAGTCAAGTGTCCACGGTGGGAGAAGGTCAGCCATCTCACGCGAGTGTTACGCTTAGTGAGCCAGAGGCGATACGAAACACATCACCAGTTGCAATCGCCTTAGAAGCATCCAAGGCAGTGTGATACAGCAGGTTTCCAGACGTAGAAGCATCACGGATTCCGATGTGCGTCACAGTACCCCAGGAGCCTCCAGCTTGCGGGAATTCCACAGCGGCTGAATTTGTAGACACTCCGTTAGAAGGAGAGCCAAACGTCACCGATTGACGAGCGTAGGAAGTACCAGAAACCTCAGTTCCGGTATCCGCATCAGTCGGGTCACTCGTATAAAGTGCGACATAAACCGTTGTCGGGCTTGTATAGGATGTATTTCTCAGAGTTGCGTTAATCAGCGCATTTTCGAGATAGTTGGACATTTCAGCCATGATTTACCTCAGTGAAACTTTCATTGCGAGAGGGACGCCAGAATACTGACCTTGTTGGTCGGAGATATTCAGCGTTTCGATTGCTCGGTTGTACATAGACCCCCAAGTCTGAATCCTTGCATCGTTCATTATGTAGGGTTCAGCTTCAAGGAGGGAGGCATACAGCAAAGCGTCAGGCGCGTTTGCCATGAAAACATTGCTCGTATTGGAATCACTCAGATAAGTCGGCGCAGCAAAATACAGCAGTTCAAGTGTGTAATTGCTGTCTGGAGTCGGAGCGAGTTCAAACTCCAGAGCCATGATTGTGTAATCAATCGGCTTGCCACTCTCTGTACGGCGAGAGTTCCGAGAGAACGTAGAAGGACTGGAGTAGGTCAAAGGTTGAATCGGATTCGTGTCAACAACAAAATCCCGCACTTCTAGGAAATCAGAAGGCAGTTCAACAGTTGAATCACCTCCGGTCGTGGAAGTGGTCACAGTCTTCAACATCTGACGGATTCGCAACTCACGGCGCAGGCGAATCTCTGCGAAACGAATGAAGTCGGGAATTTGATCTGTGAGGTCAGTCCTTGCCAAGTAATTAGCAATCGCTGTTTTCAAATCTGAATATGTAGAAATCATAGATCATCCCATCCATACTCGTACGTTCCTATGTGTCGGATGTGCATCGACAATTCATGGTCAACGTATGTTGGTATCCCATTATCCCATGCCTTCGCACAAAAATAAATGTCTTCACCAACTAAACCACCTTTTGCCGTTGTCTCAAACCAAAACCAAGGCTTGGGTAAATTGAAAGCCTCTTTTCTGGTTAACACCATTCCAAATCCAACACCGACAATCTGCTCTAGTCCCTCTTTACCCTTTGAGAAAACCTTTACAAGTTGATTCGTCTTCTCATCAGCATCAAGTGCTGTCGGCTCAACAGGCTTTCTTCGAGTCGTTGCGTTCACACCCACAATCGGGACTTCGCGGCTTAACATGATCTGGAGTGAATCCTTCGGAAATCTCATGTCCGAATCAATCCAGAGAATCGCGTCAGCACCGTCAGCTAAAGCAGTCTCAGCGAGTTTTTGGCGTTGGTTGAATATCAGTGTCCCAGGCATTTGATAAATCCGCAGGGAGCCGCCTTTAGAGCATCGCGTGACACCATCAAAGGCACAGAGTTTGGCTAAGTCAAAAGCAAAGCCAGCCATGACGGTATCACGGCAGGGAACACAGATTGCAATATTCATACTTCTCCTGGTCGGGTTCTGAAGAAACGGTTATCTGGATCATTCAAGAAAGCCTTAAAGCCTCGTTGGTCCATAACCGCAAACCCTCGCATTATGCCCTTTTTGTTAAGGTCATCAATGACTACCATTGGGAGAGAAGCAATTTTTGTCAGTTCGCCCCACTTCGCTCGTTCGTCGATAGCGTTGTATTGGGCTTTATTTTGCTCGATGATCTGTGAAACGTCTTGCCTGACTTCTAGGACGTCACTTCCGTCAATCGAGTGAAAGAGTGTTTGTTTACCAGCGTTATCTGCGACAAGTTTCATAAAAAAAGGGGGGTGATTAGCCCCCCATTTAGATTAGGCAACAGCCAAATCAGCAGCGATACCGTGGGCAGCCTCGTTACGGACTTCCAAGGTCAACTCAGCCAGAATCTGAGTCTTCTCGCTGTCGCCAGTCTTAGCCAGTTCGTTCGTGGCGAACGGACGCAGATAAGCAAGAGCAGCGTACTCAGGGTCCAGCACCAGAGCGTCACGGGTACGCATGAAGCGGTTAGGCACGACAGAAACCGTACCGAAATCGCTCATGTACACATCAGCAGCGCCGATGATGGTGGTAGGCTCATTGCCAGGAGCCATGTAACGCTGTGCAGCGATACCAGCGAAAGCAGAAACTGCTTGTTTCTGATATGCGCCAACCATCAGAATCTTGGGGTTGCCACCAGAGGAATAAACCTGCTGAATAACATCCTTCAGGATGGTTTCGGTAAAGCTACGGGCAGTGCCGTCAGTACGGGTCGAAACGCCGATGGTCGTGGGGTCAGCACCGGAAGTGCCCACCGAGCTATTGGTGGTGATCCAAGACAGCAGCGAACCCAACTTGCGAGCGGTAGACGAGTTACCAGCAGAACGGCCTTGGTTAGCCGAAATGATGGTTTCAATGTCGCGCTTGATCTCGGCAGAGGCTTTAGCCAGTTGATAAGCCTTTTCAGACTTGCGACCAGCTTTGTCCACTGCGTCCAAAGTGCCGGAGATTTTGACGGTCTTCTGAACGATCTGTGTATAGTTACCCAGGCGAGTCGTGGGACTCATCGTTGCATCAGTGGCGTCATCACCTTCCACAGCGGCGTTATTGGTCGTGGCAGCAGCCAGCGAGTCAGTTTGCCACTCATGGTAAACGGCGGTTGCCTTGGACTTACCAACCGATGACATGATCGGGGTATCGGTGGGGGAGATGTTATAGATAACATCGGAAAGGTCTTCCCGCTGACCAATAGCGGTATAGGTTTGATAGGTAGCCATTTTTGTTCCTTACAAAAAGCGTTCAAATGCGTTTGCAGCATCACGCACATTTCCTGTACGTTTCAACTGCGCCATAGCTTTTTTACGCTGCTCAGAATCCACATCGCGGCTTTGAGATACACCTGATTTCATTGTTTTAGGAGCCTCAGTAACCTTCTTGGTTACGTTCGGTTTTGCCTTCTGCAATGAGGCGTACTTCATGCCCTGATACAAACTGAGCACAGCGCGAGAATCATATATGTTGGCTAACTCTTGATCTGTCCATCCAATCGACTTAGCGTATTCGCGAATGTCTCGCCGAATTTGATCGCCTTGCTTCGGGTCAGCGTAACCAGGAATCGAGGTAGCTAGTTTAGAGCTTTCCTCTGCAATGTGAGATTTCAAACGCTCGGACTGCTCGGCTTGTTGCTGTTGGGCAATGCGTTGCTGTTCGGCTTTCAAAACCGCCATTTGCTCCTTGCGTTGCTGTTGTTCAGCAACCTTTACGGCATAACCAATGGGGTCAGTCTCTTTAAGAGCTTCCAAGTTTTCACCCTTGGTCTGTTGCTGGAGGAATTGCTCCATCATTTGCAGACGTTGGGCGTATTGATCTCGAAGTTTATTTGCTTCCTCAATCTTCGCACGTTCGGCTTCCACCTCTTTGCGTTGCTCCGAAAGCGTTTGGGTTTTCTTGGTGTAGTCTTGTCCAAGTTGGTAGCCCTCAATAAGCTGTTCAAGAGTCACTTCGCGTTCTTCGCCAGCCGCTTTGACCTTAAAAGTGCTAGGTTTCTCTGTCTCAACTTCTTCATGCTCTACCAACTCATCCTCGACAGCCTCGCCAGCTTCCTCGGAGATTTCCTCAGTTTCGGTTTGCCCAGTGGGTTCCTCTGCTGAATCCATCATTCCAAGAAATGCGTTTGCGGCTCCGTCCACCGTCAGCACACTTCCTTGCGGAGTCGTGTTTTCGCTCATTTCATTCCCAAATTGTCAGCACAAACGGTGTGCCACCGCCTCGTTAGAGGATTTTCCATTTCTTTTGTTCGATTAACTTTGTGTTAGCAATCGACTCAAAATGTGTTAATACTGATTGTATTGCATTTATCTTAACGTATGCAATCTCTCTTTTGTCTTGTTCGTCAGGCTGAGAGTTCAAGATATTGTTAATCTCTGCCTGGCGCAAACGATCCATTTCCTCTTTGAAGAAATCGTCATTGATTAGATTCTTAGCGAGTTGTGGACGATCCAAGGATTCCTCCGACTGCGTTTGTGATATTCGATGGCATGGCTTGAGGCGTCAACTCTGCGCCCATGATCTGGTTAACAATGTCACTAATATTAACAGGAGTCCCCATATACGCACCGCCGTATGTTCTTGGGGTAGCCCATTGAGTGTTTTGCAGTCGGTTAATATTGTCCAAAATTGAGTTCAAATCAATCGGGGTGAAACTCTGGTCATAAACCGGAGACTTCCAATCTGTCGGGACTGGGACAATATCGAATCCAGTCCTTTGAGTTGGTTGGTTCACAGTATTGATGACATTATCAGCAACTCCAACAATACTAGCTACTTTGGCAACGTCTGAGAGCGTTTTTATGACGTCATCAACGGTTGCTCCACCACCTGTGTCGTTATTTGTCGTAACGACATTGGCAATATCAGTCAGAGTGTTTCCGGCAGTGTTATCAGCAGCCAGGTCTTGACCAGTTAATCCGGTTCCCTCGGTTGCCAATGCAATCGAAATATCGTCTAGCGTGTTTGCCGTTCCAGTCTTTAAGTCAGACGCCAAATCTTGACCAGTGATGAGAGAGCCTTCACCAGAAAGTGCTTTTGTAATATCGTCAAGTGTGTTTGCTGTACCAGTTCCTAAATCGGATGCCAGGTCTTGCCCAGACAAAACAGTATCTTGATTCAGAACGTTAACAATGTCTTGTAGAGTGCTTCCGCTGATCGTATCCGCAGACAAATCTTGACCAGACAAAAGAGTGTCGCTTGTCGTGCCAATCGTATCGCTTGTAGTTCCGATAGTGTCGCTTGTCGTGCCAATCGTATCAGTTCCAGTTACGATGTTATCCGCAAGCGTAGTAATAACGTCTTGCAAAGTATTACCGGTGATTGAATCAGCGGCTAAATCCTGACCAGAAACCAGAGTGTCTGCTCCAGTATTCACCAATGTCGTGATGACGTCCTGAAGCGTATTTCCAGTGATGGAATCGGCAGCTAGGTCTTGACCGGACACCAAAGTATCCATTGCGATGTTGTTCACCAGGTTGGTGATGACGTCTTGGACGGTGTTTCCAGCAACTGAATCTGCCGCCAAGTCTTGACCAGAAACGGCATTATTTACGGCGTCCGCAACAATCGCGGTCACAATGTCGTTGACAGTATTTCCAGTAACAGAGTCAGCAGCCAAATCTTGACCAGTAACCGCATTGTTTATCGCATCAGTCACCAGTGAAGTTATCACATTGGTTGCTGTGTTTCCGGTGATGTTGTCAGCGGCTAAGTCTTGACCAGATATTGGAGTTTCTTGTGTTGCTGGTAAATCGAGCACCTGATTAACTTCAGCCTCAAACTCATTTGCTGGTCTAACGCTTTTTAACCCAGAGGTTAAAGCATCTTCTAAGTTCTGACCAGACAACAATCCCTGCACAGTTCCCGCAGCCACTTGTCCAGCCGCTTGCGATCCTGTTGCTTGAGAAACATCGCTAGAGACACCAAGCTGATTCACGCCCTCTGCGATTGCAATCGTTTTAGCAATGTCAGCAGGGTTTGCGCCTTCGTCAATCGCAGTTGCTACGCTCAAAACAGTCCCAAGACCTGGGGCGATTGCGTTACCAACAACCGTTGCGATTGGTCCTAACTCTTTGATAATGTCACCCAAAGAGCCAATCATTGAACCCAAGAATCCACCACCTTGTCCAGGCGTATAAACAACCTGTTTTGTGTAGTCTTGAATCGGTGTGTATGTGCCTTTTGCTGGATCGGCTTGGATAACACCTTGGATCGTTCCACCAGCCACTTGGTTAGGCGTTCCAAACTGATAAACACCAGGCTGGGAGGTGGGTCTTAGTTCAATCGTGTCGTAACCAGGATTTTCTTTAGTCGTTAGTACAAGTCTGGTCATCTCATTGCCAAACTCATCTGTCCCCAAAGACTGCGTTTCTAGCTTGGTTTTTCCGTTTTCCATTCCCGCCATTACGCGAGAAAAAGCCTCTGATTCGTTTGACCAGTAGTTCTTCGTGGCAAGGCTGGCTAACTGTTGCGGAGTCAGATTAGGATTATTTGCCACCAACTCAGGAGTGACGTTCCCATAAATCTTCTGTGCGTCAGCCAACAAAGTCTGTCGGCGTTCAGTTTCTTTTTGCTCTGCTGCAATACGCTCTTGATTGGCTTGATTCTCAGCGGCGTAATCTGCGGCAGTCTTAGTAGACGGAGAGAGAAATCCATCTCCAGCAAAGGCAAAACCAGGGTCTTTGCCCAAATACGCCTTCTGAAGACCCATCACATCTGCTGTGTTTACACTGCCATCACCATTGACGTCATACTTGGCATCAAATGGTTGTTTCCCTGTCGTAATCTTCAGGGCATACAGAACATCAGAAAGTGTTGGAGTATTAGCCATGATTAGCCTGGAATTTCAATGTTTGAGGTAATGCCTGCACCAACTTTCATTGCTTTGAGTTGCGCTTCAGCCTCGAATTCCTGACGTTTCATCTCCATCTCAGCCATGAATTTCTGTTGTTGGAGTTGTAGGTCAGCCGCAGCCTTCTCCCTTGCCAACTGAATGTCTGCCTGTGCTTTGGCTTGCTGGACTTGAATATCAGCTTGAGCCTTTGCCATCGCAGCCTGTGCCACCGGATCAACTTGAGGTTGTTGCGGTTGGGCAATCTGTTGCTCAACTTCAGGCGTGATCGGTTTATAGAACTCAGCAGAATCCTTAAACCCTGCGGCTTCCACCATCCGACCCAGAGTGTTTCGGTACTGACCCAAACTCACCAGAGGATTGTTCAGACCGTATTGCGCCAGCATCTGCTCTTGTTTCTGGAGAACCATCGAGAGCATTGCCATCTGTTCTTGACGATTTCCGGCTCCGAGCCCCACGTTAATGTCTACATCGTACTGATTCGACCATTCCCGAGGGTCAAACGCCACATAATTGCCCCGTAAACGGATCACACGGGGTTTATCTTGGTACTTGCATAGTAGATGCAGGATTCCCTTGAAAAGCGATTTAACGCCCGTTTCTGCGAAGATTCGAGCGATCATCTCAATCTTACCTGCGGCACTTTGTTGCATTGAGGCAACCGCAGCGGCAGTCACGTTCTGAAGGATAGAAGGATCAAGACCTTGAGAGGCGTCCGTCACTCCGGTGCGTTTCTGTTGAACTTGATCCAGATATTGAAGCATCGGAAACGAGCCAGCAGCCATGTTCTGAATTGCCAACTGTTGGACAGCACCAGGAGACTTGACTCGAATCACGCCACCTGCGGTAGACGTCAAGAGATCATCCAGATTGACCTGACCATCCACTGCTACAACTCGGTTGTTGTTGGTCAGATACATATTGTCCAGCATCTGACGGGTGATCGTTGTCTTGATGAGCTGAAGATCAACAGTCCTATCCGCGAGAGAGTTACCAAAGAACTTGTGCGGAATCGGAATCGGGCACAAAGAATGGAACGGGATATAGTCGCTGTCTTCTTCGCTCAGAATCTCGTTTCCGGCGTAGAAAACCTGTTTGAGTTGGGCAATGCCGCGCTTCGTACCCTTGCGGATATAGCACTCAAAAACCTCAACAGTCTGCATCCAAGTATCCAAGGATGCCATGTCATCAGGAATCTCACCGTTGTCAAATCGAGCCAGACGCTCAGGTGTGTAGGTCAGAGAATCAGACGCAGGCAGACCCTCTACGATCTTCTTAGAGAACCCCATCGCTACAAGATCAGAACGAGTCATCAATCGGCGATGTGCGACAAACGGAGAGTCTTGGATGTTCTTTGCTCGTTTCGAGATCAAGAATTCCTCGGGAGGAATATTCTCAACGACAACCTTGCCTGTCTTGGTTTTCTTTTGAACAGTAACAGCGTAGATTGAATAAGTGGCAGGCATCCCATCCGGTCCGATAGGCTGAAGTCCATCCGGTCCAACAACAGGGAAAGTCTGGGTGTCTTGCTCGACAATCTCCATTGACTCATCAGCCATCAACATAGCCAATTCGTCTTCGGTCAGGTTCTGATACTTCTCTCGCGTAATATCCTCAGACTCATCCCAATACGCTTTGACCACTCCGACCTTTTGAAGGAGAGCGTCTTTAAACCAGTCGTGAAGAATCAAGGTTCCATCGTTGTCTCGTTGAAGAACCCAGTTGCAGTAATCAGTAGCTTGTTTGGCAGCTTGTTCGTCTTGAGGACCGCGAGGGTCAAATCTTACGACCTCATCAGAGCCTGTGAAAATGCGAACAAGAGATGGCAGAGCACCATCAATGGCTTCAGCGACCTCTCCGGTAACGATCTGGCTCTTGCCTTCCACCTCATTTCCATAAGGCTGACGGAGGTAAGCCCTTAGAGCATCCTCGCGTTGGATCGTTGTTTCGGTTTCTAAGTATCCAAGAGCGTTGTCAATCTCGGATTCAATTATCGCTTTCAGTTCTTGGCTCATTTGTGCCTTTCGGTGGCCTGCCCATCTTGGGCTTTTGTTCCGATTGTAATGCCTTTACCATATTTTCAAGCATTTCAATGCGTTGTTCGAGTGCGTCAACACGCTTGGATGGAACCATGTCCCCTTGTTTAAGTAAATACATCAGACGATCCATTTCGGAGGTTTGTTAATAGAAGAACCCCACTTCGGACTCTCATCAAGTCCAACCGCAAGGTAGCGGAAAGCATCGGCAGCGTGTGAGTGCTGGTCGTGTAAAGGTTTGTTCGAGAACATCTTAGTATTCGGATCAACGTCATACCGATAATGTCTCAAGTTCTGAAGACCATCAGCGCAGCGATTAACGTCAAAGAATACCCTGTTAAGCAACATTCGAGCAGCGTTAATTCCGTCAGCCACAGAAAGTTTAGGCGTGATTCGGATAGGCTTGCCCATTCCCTCTAGAATGTCCTTAACACTCTTTCCGGTCATGTTCTTATGCTCGGCATCGTGAGGGAGCCACCAGTCTTTGTAGATATATCCCTTGTCCTGAAGAACCTGGGCGTAGTGGTCAATCGGCTTTTGGCAGTTTTGGTAGAAGTCAATAACTCGAACCTCACCACCGGCGATCACCTGAACAAACCAGATTGACGTCATGTCAGCCCATCCCAAGTCCCAGAAGGTTTGAACCGGAATGGTCTTGTCAATGATGAGGTCAATGATCCTGTTCTGCTCTTGGGCTTGTCTTAACTCTTGAGCGTAGACAGCACCATCCAGCATCTGTCTGGTGTGCCCTTCCCAGACGTTAAGGTAGGCATCAGGGTCTTTTTCTTTTAAGTGATCTAGTTCTTCTTTAAGAACCTGCGGAAACCACGGATTGTCCGACCAGTTAACTTTCCTGACAACTGCGTTAGGAGGAGGATTAAGTACAAACCTTTTAAAAGTTTCATCAGTGTCCAGGTCGGGGTTAAATGTTGCCCAGATTTCACTGCCTGGCTTTCGAATGGTGGGGATTAGAGTCTCCCATGATACCTTTGAGATTGCTTGCGCTTCCTCACACCAGCAGACGTCTACACCCTCATAGGATTTTATGGAGGTGACGTTATGTTTCAATCCAACGAAAGAAAACTCAGAACCATTCGCTCCGTAAATCGCTGTTCTCTGAATGTCGAATAAGGACTCAAGCCCCATCGCTTTGATCTGGTCAGCTAACAAAGCAAGAACAGAATCAGAAATTGAGTTCTGAAGTTCACGCGCACAGAGAATGCGAGTTGGCTTTTGAAGTGAGATAGCGATAAGTGCCCTGGCAGCAGACCAAGACTTACCCGATCCCCTTCCTCCGTAAAGGATTTTGAATCGGTGAGGCTCAAATAAGAAATCTAGCTTCTCAGGGAAGTCTAGTTCAAGATTCATTCGGACGTTTCAGATTGATTGAAATGCCGCTGATCTGTATCGCTCCACCCTCTGGTCCTGTCATTTCAGTCCGTGACAGTTTAGGAGCTGCGTACTCTGCAAGTTTAGCCAGTAAGTCCAAAGCCCTGTAAGGATCAGGCTTGCGATCTTCATTTCCGTTTGCAACGTCTGTAAGCCACTTCTGGACGTTTTCAGAGTTATCCGATAGCAGAGCACTAATAGTCTCTCGAAACTCAATGGTGGACCGATTAGGCACTCCCTTGGGTCTTCCTCTGCCTCGGTTGGTCAGGTTAGCAGAATTTCCGCTCTCTACTTTTTTCATTTCTTACCAATTCCTTACGGCTCGTTGGCGTTGTTAAGATACCCGTAGTTTAACAGGCATCTGGATTTATTTCACATTCAATGCTTCTTTGAGAACTCTGCGAATGTAGTCTTTGTAATCGAGATTAGACTTTTTTTCCGCGGTTGCCTTATCCAAAGCATCAAGGATCAAATCATAGTATTGATTATTTGTTAACTGAGGTTTTTCTTTTATCCAGTATTCATTGAGGCTTTTAAGCCATGCTGCTGTGAAGAAAAAGCACAGAAAAAACGAACCCCACTGGTCTGCTGTGTATGACGCATAAAACCAAAAAGGCTGACCTAGAAGACCAAAAATAGAAGCAAATTTTCTGTAATGATCTCTTTTGTCTTGAATTAACCAGATTGCGATAAGTTCAGTTACTGCAATAAATACTTGTTCAATCATCTAAGCAAACCTTCTAACCATGTCCATGCAGGCATGATGCCTGTTTTTTGTTCTGCGTACTCTGTTAGTTCTGGGCTTGCTTTACGGTTAAATTCTCCAAATGGACCGTAATTTACCCATGAATTTTGACCGCGGGTTTCAGACGTTACCGCGGGTAGAGCTTCAGGAGAATACATCCTTGCGTGAGCTTGGAAAGCGTTTTCTTCACCACCTGCGCGAAATCCTACCCCATGCTTTGCGTGTCCAAATACATCGTGGACAGCACGAAACACATCGTTTGCAGTGACTTCTTTGCCATCCCACTTTTCACCAATTCGCATTAACAAAGGATTAGCCTCGCTTGCCTTTGCCGCGGAAGGACCACCAAATCCTTGCTCTGTCGGGAATACTGACAATCTTTTGTTTTGAACAATGTCGTTGATTGCGTTTCGTGGATTTCCATAAATGTCACCACTTTCCGGCATAAAGTTGAATTTATAGCCAGCTTTCCTCAATGCCTCGTATTGAGCCATTGTTTCATCAATCATTGCATCGTATGCTTTTTTGACTTTTTGATCCGATGGATTGTTCTCCATCTTGCTGTAAGCATCAGCAATTTTCTTTGCTCGTTCTGGATCAACCTCGGCATATTTCAACTGAGGACTGTAAACAAAACCTTTTTTCTCTACTAACTCTTTTGCCAAATCAACCAGGCGCTGATCTGTGCCAAATTCTTCAACTTTGCCACCAACATCAACTTTAGATGGCAAACCTTCTAGCGGCTTTCCTACATACTTAGCCGGAGCAAGCATCCCAACAGGCGCAAAACTCAACAATCCCATGCCCATCTGAGCCAGTTCATTCATGGCTTGCGGGTTAGTTACCCTTGCAGGGTTTGTCGGGTCAGAAAATGCCTGTTTCTGTAAGTCCTGAAACCTTTGGTGTCCTTGCTGGATTCCTAATAGACCACTCTGAATTGCAGAACCAATACCTTGAACCGCCTGAGTACGGCGAGGGTCTTGCAGCCATTCTAGTAGTCCCATAATCTCACCATTTGACCTTATTTGCCCAGAAAGCCGCACTCATCTTGCCCTTGGCAATATTCTCGGCATGACGAGCCTTAAACGCTTCGTTACGCTTCGTTCCGTCTGGACTACCCTTGACACCTTGTTGTCCGAAACGGATAAGCTTAACCTCGTCACCAGACTTGGCTAAAACAGCATGGCTTTTCGTTGGGTGATTCGGAGTCTTCTTGGGTTTGTTATAACCTGAAAACTCCTCTGAGCCTCGTTTTATCATGCTCACCTCGGGATAAAAACGTTATCTGAGATCACTCTTTCAGCGAAATAATAACCCCAGTCTTGGATCATTATAGCAATTTCAGCGTCTGTCATGCCGTTTTTTCCGAGTCGCTTTTGTTCGATGATGATGACAGGTTTACACCTCTGGATTGTGTGAAAAGCACCTTTCAAAGCGTTTTCCTCGAATCCCTCAACGTCTAATTGGATGAGATCGCAGTCAATGTTAAGTGAGTCAATCGTCACCATCGGGATACCAGAATCGGATTCCTCGATCTGCATCGCGCCCCAGTTCTCAGCTTCTCCGTCCACCGATTTACAGTAACCCATCCTGTCGCTCAGTCCGGCTTTCGTCATGTTGACGTTAGGCTCGTTTACGTTTCTCAGTAAACATTCCCAATTCAGGTCGTTTGGCTCGAACGTATAAACCTTGTTAAAAAGGCTTGAGTACGCTTTAATCCACACCCCACAGTTAGCCCCTGCCTGGATGATTGTTCCGCGCTCTGGAACCCATTTAAGCAGTTCTGGCAGGGCTTGAATCTCCCTTGGAATCCACTTCCAAGCCTCTTTATCGTGTTTCGGCCACCACCACCCATCCCTGAGTTCAATCAATTCCGTCATATCCACGAGTTGATCCCCAGAATTGAGTTGCGAAACAGTGTCCATTGCCTTTGTAAATCTTTCCTGAGAAGTGATGTTTTGTAAAGTAATGTGTCGGATAAACAGTTAAATCGTACCCAGTTTCCCTGAAAACTTCCGTGATGTGAGCAGGTCCGGTTGTCTCCCAGGCTCGCTTGTCAATCACCGATGCTTTCTTTTGGAGGCGGTTAATACACTCTCCAAAGAAAGGGTTTCCTTTTTCCGATCCCATTACCGATACGTTAATCAACCCAGGACGCATGATTTCCTGTTCCCAATGGGCGAATGCTGCGGGTTTGAGCAACCAATCTTCTAAGGGACTGAGACAGACAGAATCAGCGTCTAACGTGATTCCACCCTCGTTGTAGAGGATTTCATATCTCATCATGTCAGCGACCCCACAGAGTTCGTGGGCTAACATCGACTGCATATGCTTGGCATTGAACCAAGGTTGTTTTAGTTCTTCATTGCCCCAGATTTTTATCTCATAGTCTGGGTTCAATTCTCTCCATGTCCCGATACATTTATCAGGGCGTTTGGACTCGTCACCGATCCAAACAAAGTGCAGTTTTTTTGGAATCACTTTTTGGCTGTTTTAGCGGCTTGCTTAAATGCTTGTGCAGTCGGTGCGCCCTTCGTTCCAGGCTTCCTCATGCGCTCAGGCGTTTTACCTGCGGCTTTTTGTTTTTCAATACGCTCACGCTTGGCGTGAATGTTTGCGTATAAGCCTTTCATTTTTTAGCCTTATTCGTAGCTGTACGCTGACCACGCATCGGCATCTTGGCTTCGCTCATGGCGATTGCAATGGCTTGCTTGGGGTTTTTGACAACCTTTCCACCCTTGCCGGAATGGAGAGTTCCAGACTTGAACTCGCCCATCACCTTGCCGATTTTCTTTTGAGCTTTATTCATCATCTTCCTTCATGTCTTTTTCCCAAGCCTTGCAAACGCGAAGGTTATGGCAAATGAACTCGAATTTGTGGCAGTAACCCCGACCACCACCGTCCTTATCGAACTCGTCTTGCGGGACAACTTCCATCGCTTCCAAAGTCTCTGGAGCGTCATCAAAATATTCACAGTTCGCGCACAAACGGCGTTTTGCTTGATCTGGAGAGATACGCCAGACGTTTGCCAAACCACGCCAGAACTCGGTGTTTGCTTCCTGAGTGTTCTCCGGACCGAGCATCTGAGTTTCCATCAGAGTGTCACGTATTTTCTCGTTGGATTCTTTGGTCAATCCTTCAATGACTGGTTTCTCAGCCTCTTGGATTTCAATCACGATCTCCTCTGCGGGAGCGAGTAAGCCAGCCATATAAACCTTTCAAAAAGAAGGGGGACGCATCCCCCAACTGGGGAAGGCAACTGCGTGAGAGGAGAACTCGGGCGTCCCAGTCATGTCGATTTTACACCTTTGGTACGGGAATACTAGAGGGCCATTCCCGATTTAAAACCAGAGTCTCCACGGTCTTTTTGTGAGCGTTAACCCACATTTCTTTCCTTTGGTTTTTTGTTAAGTCTCTGCCTTGGTCTATTTCAAAGTGACACCTGAGACACAGAGCAGCAGTGTAAATGTCGCTTGCCTTCAAGGAGCGTCCTTTTCCATGTTCAGACCAGTTTGAGTGACTTGCCTGGACGCCTTCGCTGGCTCCGCAGTGCATACACCTTAACGATGCCACCGCTTTCAAGAGTTTCTGACTGCGTATGTACTCAGTTTTTGGATACATCATAGAAAACTTACTTGCTCTTGTTTTGATTGTTGAATAAACATATCAGTTTGTTTTGAGGCTTGTTCTATACGTTTGCAAGCTATTTCAAAGTATTTTTGCTCTCTCTCAATGCCTATAAATTTTCGTCCCATTTGGATAGCCGCCACTCCTGTTGTGCCGCTTCCCATGAATGGGTCTAGGATGGTTTCAGGGTTGCCAGCTTGTTCTATACACCATTTCATTAATGCAAGTGGCTTCTGTGTCGGGTGGCCAACACGCTCTGGGTTTGTAGCTGCAATAGTCCACTGAAAGTAACCAGCTAATTTATCCATATTTGTCCAAGCAAGCTCAACGCGGCTAAACGACTGAGGGCCATCTGGTTTATGCCAAACAAGCCAGCACCGCGAAGGTGGCAACTGAAAATAATTTCCACCCCACAAAATTGCTTTTTCTCCTTTGCACAGTATTTCATCAAGCATTGACTTTGTAGGTGCTGCTTCATCCCAATCTTTTTTTTCAGCGCCATTCATCCTTTGATGTTTAAATGGTTGCGCAGCAATGTTTAAACCATAAGGCGGGTCAGCAATCACCGCATCCACCTTTTCTATTGTTGGCAGAATGTCCATGCAATCACCGAGGTAAAGTGTCGCATCTCCAATTACAACTTTTTCAAAAGTTAATGCCATACGTTAAAAACCTCTCGGCTTGTTATCTTTCCGATTTTCTCTGTTTTCTCTTTTTCTTTTTTCTCTCGCTTAACACCACTCTTTAATCTGGTCTGAGTTCTCAGGTCCTTAAGGAAGGTTTGGTAACTCATTGAGTCGGTCAAGAGATCATCCACCAGTTTATTTACAGTTTCCTCTTTGCCTGGGTTGTAGTGATGTAGCCAATCCCTGAGACTTCTTACCAAAACCACTGTGCGGGTTCGGTATTTTCTGCCCTCAAGAGGCAATCTCTTAACTTGGCTTTGCTCCCAACCGACCTTAGACCCTATAAGGGATGCCAACCAGATATTTCTTGAAATGTCAGGAAAAGCGTTAATCAGCGACACAATATCAATCCAAGCACCGTCCTCTGGCTTCCACCATTGCAGGCGTCTTTCAGCCTTGTTTGACAGGATTTTGTGAGCACTCATTGGAGATTCTCATTTTTAACTTTGGCTGACCAACCGCAGGCAACAGCTCCTCAGCAAACACCTCTCTTTTGCCGATGACGTAGCTCACCCTGCCAAATTGATTCATCTTGACCTTCTCAACAACCCCCACGAAAGGCTCGCCAAGCCATGAAAAGGGATAGACCGGAACCTTATCGCCAACCTTGCAGTGAACTTTCTTGTAGTCGATGCCGTGTCTCATTAGCAACCTCGATTGAACATTGCTTCAACCTTTTCCGTCTGATCGCGCTCACAGTAAACGGACACAGTATGGTCTTTGTCGATGGCAAGGTCAGCCACGACCATATCGTGTCCCCATTGGGTTTTGATCGGGGCTGGCATCCATACCCACGGCTCATGCCTCTCATCAATGCAGTTCGCAAGAGTTGGAGCGCCAACAACCTTGCGATGGCACTTTCCGTATTGCTTGCACCATGAAGGGCTATCGCAATCTCCGCCTTCCGATGGCTTCTTATTCTGCTGTGGTTGTGGGGTTGCTTTGACAGGTATGACCCACATGGATGCAACATAGCCCGATGACGGGTCTTGGTCGTACACCCAAGGCAGTTCTGCATCTCGGACATTCGGAATGGCTCCCCGTGGTGGTGTCGGTTTGTAGATTTTTAATGCCATCGGCTCCTGCTTCTCAGCCTGCTCTATGGCCGCTTTAAATCCAGCCTCAAAAAAACCCTCGGCTTCTGTTCTGCTGATGCGTGTGTTCCAAAGTGGATGCAGAGTTTTGCAGTATGCGTCCAGCGCCTGTTTCATTGCTTCTATGCTCATTTAATACTCCTTGAAAGTGATTCCGTTTTGTGATCCCCAAGCTAAAACCCACTCTGTGAATTCGCTTGCTTCTTGCTTACTAAACTTCCTTGTCTGGATTCCCAACTGAACAATGTCTTTTCCGTCAAGACTTGCCACCAGTTGACCAGCTTGCCTTCCTGTTTCTTTTGCCCACATATGTGCTAACAATCGCTTCCAGGTCTCAGAATCCCAATGTGCCCCCATGTGCTGCGCTTGTTTAGCGATCTGCCCAATGAGAGCGTGAAACATTGCGTTCTGGTCAAGGCTTCTATTGTCCTCTGTGATTGTTAAGGTTAACACATTTCCAGACTGCAATCTAGCTTTGATTCTTGGCAATAAGTCTAGGATCGTCTGGTGAGCCTGTTGGTATGAGTAGAGTTTGAATTCAGCCATGTTCTTTCACCAAAACCTCTACTGCTGCAATCTCAGCGTATGTTTTTTTTGCATGAAGTTCAACAACCTGTCTATCATCCTTATAGACAATTCCATTCATACCATCTAAAAAAGCCTTGGCAATGTTGTCAATGTCTGTTTTGTTAATTGGTTTTTCTTGACCAGATAAACAAGCCTCAGTGCGTTTTTTTGAGTATGACGCTGGTACGCTATTCCTGATGTATAAAAAAACCTCCACAGGCGTTTCTAGTGGCTCTGTTGCGCCCATTGCTGCCTTGGCAAACATCTTTATCTCGTCTTCGTAGGATTTTGTCTTTTGTGGTGTGTAAGTCTGGACAAAGTTTCCGACCTTTCTGAATCTGGGTCGGGCTTTGCCTTGAGGCTCGCCGTAGACTGTGAAGTTAATCATGAATGTCATTTAATTCTTTCAGTCGTTTAGCTACTCTTTCCCCAAGGGTCGGAAAGTCTTTCTGAAAAATCTTCACCATGTGTCTCGAATGCTCGATGTGGTTGATTGCCATCCTCGCATAGTGCTCCACCAGTCTGTTTTCTAGGTCTTCCAAGTATGTGGGGAATGTCTCCGGTGAGGATGAGGGCTTTTCTGATCCGGTGCGATTCGATGAGGATTCCATTTTTCACCATGTCCAGTAAGTTATGAGCTTCAGTCTTGGTCATTTTTTTACCCATCCTAAAGCGTCAACAATTTGATTTGACAAAGATTCGCCAACAAATTTTGATGGATTGGCATTTGCAATCAAAACAGCCATTGGAGGTTTTAGACCTTTTTTTAAATACATTTCATCAGGCGATCTATCACCTATTAAGCTAATTTTTTCATTGGTATGTCCATCGTGTGATTTATACAATTCACAAAAACGATGCTGCAAATAACTTAGTTCTTTGAGTTCTGTTCTGCACAATTTTGGCCACCCACCCATGTCTCTAATTGCAGCATGCGTTGCAGGGTCTCCAAAGTCAACATCAGAATAAGCCCCAACAGAAGACATTGCTTCGTGGACACGGCTCCACTCTCTTAACGATCTATCAGACTTAGTGCCTGACAAAATCCTGACAATATCAGCAACTTTCGGCGCAAACTGACCTTTGTCTGGATCGGTTGCATGCTGGCTTAAAGCCTTTGCGATGTCATCAAATTCATAGTTTCGGCAACCATTCCACCAAACCTCTAAAGCAAACTCGCTTATGTCCTGTTTCCAATATCCTAGTGCATCACTCACAAGAATAGAAAATTGCATTTTTTCGTGGTAGTTCATACGAAACCTTCCTTTTTTAGGAAACGCTCGACAACGGCTCTGTTTGACGCCTCCAATGCTTCTTGCTTGTTCAACCTCGGTTTTTGTTCATGCGGAGGTAAGGCTTTTGCCAACCACTCCAAAGGTTGTAAAGGTTTGGCTCGCATGCAGTCTCTTAGCGCGTTAACCAAAGCCTCATCACCATGTGACTTTCTTAAGCCTCCAAGAAATGATCTTGCTTGTTTATCAGGTGTACCAGCATTTGTTAACAATGGGACACCATAAGAAAAAATAATTTCGTCAGTCGTGATCGGCGACTTGTCGCCAGTATCTTTAGATACTGAATAACTCTTCTCTTCTCTTCTCTTCTCTGGTAACGCATTTGTTACGGAATTTGTCACGCTTTCATCGTTACTTTTTGCGTTACTTCTTCGTTTTTCTTGTCGATTTTTGCTTAAAGCGCGTGATTTTGCTGTCTCACCATTGTGATAACTGAAGTTTGGCAGCGTAATCACTGATCCAGATTCAACCAGCCAACCAACAAACATCATTTGTTCTGCAAAACCTGTCACGCCAGAAATACGATCTAGTAACGCAAATGTCACGCTCTGTGCGTTACCGTCAACTGTGTGTGTGTCGAACCAAGACCAAATTCGCACGAGTTTTCCGACAACGGCATCGGGGTCTATTCCCAATCTGGTTGCCATTGCAAGAACCTCGGGTTTTTCTGGAGTGTCCTTTTGAAGTTTTATCCAATCGCCTGCCATATAAAAAGCCCAAAAAAAAGGGCTACACCTGCTGTCTCACCTTGCGGTGTTGGCGGACTGGCTCAGTACCAGCAGACAGCATGTGTAACCCCACTGAGTAACGCCGCCAAGCGTCTTTTTTGTAGTGTACTAGATTTTTGCCTTACTTGGCAAGCGATGTACTGACGGAAGAATCGTTATTGACTTTCTGAACTTGGTGATTGTTTCTTCTTTGTTCGGATCGTCCTTTCGAATACTCGTCATTGTGGACTTGTCTCGCTGGCGCTGGAGATCGACTGCGATTGAGCTTTGTCCTGTTCGCCACTGAAATGCGTTTGCCATTCGTTGATACCTTTGAGCTGGTTGATACGCTTCTCAGGTAGTTCGTCCCACTGAGTAACAGCAGCCCTGGAAACCCCGAGAAGGGTCGCAAGTTTACTCTTGTTTCCAGCGATTTTGATGGCGTCTTGCAAATTCATGGTGTTCCTTAAAGTTGTTGGTGCACACGACTGTTTACTTTATCGCCCGTGTGGTCCTCTGCACTATGGGTGCAGCGTTCCAGAATCTGAACTTCACCAACACGACTGGGGACTGAGCGCTATTTGGTGGTTCCTTGTTTGTGGCCCATTAAGCGCGTCCAAGGCGACTTTCAATCCCCATGCGTGTTGGTGCTGGTCAGCCTCATAAAGCAGAGTTTCCGGTTGTTGCACTCTGATACATTGATCGGACAGGCGCTAACCCTGTTTCTGACCAGCCTTAACATTGTAACCTTAACAAATCAGTCGGGATTAGGGAAAACACCTAGACAAGATACTTAACAAGTCGTTAAGATTGTCAGACCTTAACAGGTTTTAACAAGGAGTAGCAAATGAAAGAAACAGTCTCAGCAATCGTCACAATCCTTTCCATGATCGCCATCGGTGTCATGTTGGCATGGAGGGGCTAATGAACACACAAGCCCTTAAAACAGTGCGTAGGCTCTTTAATGTTGACTACATACCCAGAGAACAGAATCGCCACAATCAACGCGCTTGGGTTCGTTCTGTTCGCATCTTGGGGGAGCGTTGGTTATTGTCTAAACAAGTGGAGAAAAAATGAGTCCAGAATTTATTATTAACTCGATCAAGCAAACCTCAGAAATTCACTATCCAGACGGAAATGCAGCAGACCGCCTTGCCTATCGAGTTGGAATGTTGGAGTCAAAGATTCGTGAGCTTTGTGCGTTCCATGATTCGCGTGTAAAGTTTTTTCAAGATGAGATCACTCACCTGTCAAAAATGATTGATAATTTAAGTTAAAGGAGTAGTAATGAAAGTCTATCAAGCAATCAACGCAGTCCAAGCAGAACTCTGCAAAATTGGCATCGCAAAATCCTCAACAAACACACAAGGCGCTGGATACAAGTTCCGAGGCATTGACGCTGTTTACAACGTCCTGTCCTCCATCATGGCTCAGAATGGTCTAGTGATCGTTCCGAGAATGTTGGGCAGGACTTGTGAAGAACGTACCTCAAAATCTGGTGGAGCTTTGTTCTATGTCACCGTAGAGGCAGAGTTTGATCTGGTATCCGCAGAGGATGGCTCTAAACACACCGCTAGGACTTTTGGCGAAGCGATGGATAGCGGAGACAAGGCAACAAACAAAGCCATGTCAGCAGCCTATAAATACATGGCGTTTCAGACGTTTGCAATCCCCACAGAGGGTGATAACGATGCAGACGCACACACGCATGAAGTCGCCAGAAAGAAACCTTCAATCGACAACAATCGTCTGTCAAAAGCGATTGAGCAAATCAAACTCGGAAACTACACCACAGACAAGCTGCGCCGTGACTTTGATCTGACCGAAGTGCAAGAGGGAACTTTGGTAGGAGCACTTGCAAATGGTTGAACAAGGCAGCGAAGCATGGAAGTTGCTCAGGTTAGGCAAGGTGAGTGCCTCCCGCATGGCAGACCTGCTGGCTAAAACAAAATCAGGCGCGTCAGCAAGTCGGGCTAAGTACATGGCTCAGTTACTTTGCGAACGAATGACTGGACAACCAACAGAGTTTTTCACCACAGCCGCAATGCAAAGAGGAACAGAAATTGAACCAGTCGCCAGAGCCGCTTACGAAGCAGAAAACCTCACCTCAGTTGAACAAGTCGCTTGGGTCGAGCATCCGACTATTCCGTTTTCGGGATGCTCACCTGATGGTCTCGTGGGAGAACACGGTCTCATTGAGATCAAGTGTAAAGAGATTCACAATCACCTGGATTCGATTCTGAACGACAAGATAGACCCAGACCATCAGGCTCAAATGATGTGGCAAATGTGCTGTACTGGTCGCAAATGGTGTGATTACGTCTGTTTCGATGATCGAGCACCAGAGGGTCTTCAGTTGTTCGTCAAGAGGTTGCATCGTGACGAAGAAAAAATTAAACAAATGGAGGATGAGGTAAGGACATTCTTAAAAGACCTGGAAAACATGATTCAGAAACTCAATGAGATTAAGGAAAAAAATGGCAAGCGTATGTAAAGTTCATCTAGTAGGCAATGTCGGTCAAGACCCTGAAGTGCGTTATAGCGCGGCAGGTAAACCCATTGCCAACGCAACTCTAGCCACCACCTCGCGCAGGAAAGACAAGAACGGCGATCTGATCGAGAGCACAGAATGGCATCGTCTAACCTTCTTTGATAAGCTGGCTGACATTGTTGGTCAGTACATGAAGAAGGGAGCACTCGTCTATGTTGAGGGAACAATCAAATACGAAAAATACCTAAACAAGAAGGGGGTGGAGATCAATTCAACTTCAATAATTTGTAGCGAAATGACAATCTTGAAGCGTCCAGAGAATAAGGAAAAGCCCGAATATGAAGGCTTGCCGAAACTTGAGGACGATGACGAATCCGTACCTTTTTAAGGAGAAATTATGATTGAACGTGAAGAAGTATCTCCATATGTTGAGATGAATGAAAGAATAAAATCTCATCACGAAAAATTAGACAACATCCTAAAAGAAAAAGCAAAGCAATCTGCTGACCCTTGGATTCATCGGTCTTCCGGTATGCGTTGCAAGACCTGCATTTGGTTTGTCAAGAAAGAACCAACCAATCATTTAAGTCATACTGGTCAGCATGAACTTGGTCGCTGCCGCCGTCATGCACCAACAATGAACGGCTATCCAGTTGTCTACATGACAGATTGGTGTGGAGATCATCGTCTTGATGAAAACAAGGTATAAGGAGTGAAAATGAAACTTGAACTTGAAGAAAACCAAATCGTGTTCTTGATGAACGTCTTGGGAGAACTTCCCACTAAGTCAGGGGCTTTCCTGTTGCTTCAAAAAATTGGGCAACAAAAAGCTGCACAAGAAACATTGAATGCAGTTCCAGAAAAGCAAAAAACCGAGTAAACTTAACTGAGGGAAAGCGGATGCTGCTAGTGACTTGCACCACAAAAGACTGCACTGGGAAAATCAGTGTAGTTTGCAGACGCAGCGAGTACCTCAAACTTTAGGAGTAGCAATGAAACTTTTTGACCTTTTTAAACGCGCACGATCAACCGATCCAGTCACCTCTTTCGAGGCTGCCGAACAAGTCAATCCAAACAAACACTTCGCCATGATTGTGGATTGCCTATCAACTCACGGACCCATGGGAAAGGACGGGATTGCCTCTCGTCTTGGTCTGGAGAGTTCTGCGGTTTCCAGGCGTCTTCCAGAGCTTCAGAAGATGGGTCTCGTCAAACTCACAGGAAACATTGTCAAATCTTCCAAAAATCGTAACGAGAGGGAGTGGACAGTATGAAACGCATTGACGCATTAAGGTACTCGACCGGAAGTTTTGAGTACGAAACTGATGACGGTCCTGTTGAAGTTTTCTATACGTTTGAGCCGGGCGATCCTGATGTGGGATTGGCAGACGATTACGATATAAACATCTTCGATGGTGAGGACGATATAACTTTCAATTCTGACCACAATCTTTACCTAAAGGTTAAAAGGTTAGTTCCAGAGAAACATCGAAAGATGATCGAGGACTTACAAGATTAACTTGGCACTCATCATCGGCATTTTAGTGATAGGGCTAATCATTGCCCTGTCCGTCATTCTTTACATATTAGCTTGGTATGAAACAACAAAAGATTCACACGATTACAACTCTAAAAGAGAGGACCATTGAGGACGGAGACTGTTGGGAGTGGACTGGATACTGTGCAAACGGCACTCCCTCAGTGTTTCACGCAGGAAAGATGATCGCGGTTCGCAGACTGTTTACCGAGCTTCTTGGAGGAAAGTTAAGGGACGGGTACTATGTCGCCAAGTGTGGGAATGGGCTTTGTGTGAATCCAGAACACACGACCTATAACGATTCCAAACAACACATGAAAAAAGGCAACAGGAAGGCTCTACAAAGCCCTACAAGGCGTTTAAAAATCCAGATATACAAGAGAGCCACAAACGCCAAACTAACGCAGGAAATGGCTGACGAAATCCGTTCATCAGAAGGTCCGTCAAGGGTGATCGCTGCTAAATATGGAGTGAATAGGTCGGTAGTGTGTAGAATCAGGACTGGAAAAGCCTGGGTCAACCTACAAAATCCGTTCGCAGGACTGATGTGAAAATCGCTTATTCAACACTTCACCCGATGCCTTCTCAAGTACAGATCAAAGAGAAGCAAATCAACCGTGAGCAAATAGTTCAAAACAAGGTTGCTGAAGTGTTGGATAAGCAAACCCAGACCGAGGAATACAAGTATTGGAAAAGCCTGGGTTCTAGGATTGACGTTTACGTCTGAAGCACATCATGTGCTTCGTTGATGTGTTTGATTCGGTCAGCAAGACCAATCGTTCCGCCGTTGATTTTCTTGGTTAGACCAATCCAGTCTTGAACCTCTGCCAACTCATTGCATTTGTGAGTTGACCAGAACCATCCGGCAGTCAGTGCAGCATACTTAGGCGTTCCGACAAGATCGGGGTCCATAACAAAATCGACTCCCAGAGCTTTTGAAGCGTGGAAGTAGTTAGCGTGACCTGTAAGCTGAATACACCCGCGACCACGAAAGCGATACCCATCACCAGAGGATTCGTCACGATTCCCCATGCGGTTTGAGTAAACCATATTAGCGATCTTTTTAGGGTTCTTTTCGTAAGCATTTGCAATTTCTTGTGTAGGGAAGCGTTTTGGCCATAGCTTCATCAAAGTAGCCGCACGATAATTTAGATTTTCCTCAAGGACTTTGAAGTTGCCGCATTCATGTCCACATTGCCCAATAAAGCCAGCTTGTTGTCTAGCAGTAAGAATGCCAAAACGCTCGAATGTTTCGTTCAAAGGATCGACCCACTCAGGACCGATTTTTAGTCTTTGTAGTTGATTAGCGTTGACCATTTATGCTCTCCATAACCTTCGTATAAGAATCGATGCAAGCATTTAATTGCGCGGTATTCCTGTCACCTTGAGCGACTATTTCTGCGATGGCTGCGAGGGTTGCTCTGTCGGCATCAGAAGTTTCGTTAGTCGGTCGGTCAGGTTCACTTCTTGTTTCTGTATTC